GGAGTGGTGGTCTTAGACATGGTGGAGTTCCTTTCAGGGTTGCTGAGCTGCCGAATGCCTCTCAGTGAACGTATTTTCGTACGTTCAAGAACTCCACCAAGACCTTTCGTTAAAACCCTATCAAGACGTAGGGGTATTCAAATGTCCTTGCCTTGGTCAACGTAGCCAGCACCCGGTTCGCTACCGTCGTCCAGCGGATATGTCTCGGAGATGAGGCGTTCTATGCGTGCCTGCAACATGGTCAGGTCCTCGACGAACTGCCAGTTACACACGGAGTTGATGCAAGCGTACTCGATGGGCAACAACTTGTTCGCTTCAGCATACTGCGTCATACGGGCGAAGCTGACCATACGGTGCCGAGGCTGACGACCCCCGTCACGTGCCAGCTCAATCAGCTTGGAGCAGAAGTGCAGCGCCTTCTCAGCGTCCTCCAGGCCCTTCTTGAAGCGGTGACGTGTGATGTACTTGCTGATCTGGCCTTCAAAGTAGCCAAGGTCCAGCTCGTGGCAGAGGTCCCAGTGCTGAAACGGGTTCTTGTAGTGGGTGCCCCCCACTTGGGTAGCGTTAGCGGTGCTCATGCGTTCATCTCCAGTTCTGCCCCTGTAGCGGGGACGATGCCGACCGTCAGTGCGTCGGCTACCACTTCGTTCGTCAGCGCTTCTGCACCGAAAGGTACACGCACTGCTAGTATCCAGCCAAGCCCACGGGCTACGGTCGGTATCAGGTTCGTGTTGCCCATGCGCACTTCCTCCAGGCACCATAACACCAGCTCCATGCGGTCAGCCCACTTTAACAGCGCTGCGTCACGGGGGTCAAGGTCTTCCACGTCTGAGTACAACGGGGCGAGCCCCTCCTCGATGCTGTTCATCAAAGGCCCGAGGTCGGGGTGTACCCGCTTGATGGGAGCAGGGATGTCACCAGTGAACAGCTCGGGCAAGTCGTGGTGCAGGATGGCCTCATACAGATCAACCATACGGTTGTCGGCATAGGTGCCTGCCGTTACCTGCTTGACCAGCATCAGCATGCCGAACGTGTGCTCTGCGATGGTCTGGTAGCGGTGCGTGCGCTTCACGTGGTAGCGTTTCACTGCACCAGCGTCACGGTACAGCGTGGCTTCTACGAGCGCCTTCACAGAGCACCTGCCTTGGCTGTAGCACGTTCAGCGCGGCGAGCAACCCACTCGTACATCGCAAGACGCCAGTCCGTAGCGGGGATGGTCAGCACAACAGCCATCGCACTGGCGTAGAGCTTGGCCTTGTACAGCGAGTAAGCACGGATGACAGGCTGCACCACGGTACGCCCGTACTCAGACACATACTCAACAGTCTCGATGTTCTCACCCTGCTCAATCTGCGTAGCCAAGCGGATGCAGTCGTAGTACAGCATGAGCGCGTCTTCCGCGTCAACAGCCAACGGATACGGATGCACCGAATCCATGGAATACGGGTTGTGAACGTGACCATGTTCGTACTCTCCCTCACGGAACTTCAGCCAGAACGGGTTATCCGTGTAGACGTGATAGTTGTTGGACTGCTGAACGTAGTAGCCTACTTGCGCACCCACCATGAGCGCGATGAACTCTTGTAGGATGCTGAACTGCACTGCGTTGGCACCGTAGGCACCCCACACGGCATCGTTGCTTCGGTTGCACACCGTCATGTTGAGCTGGCCTTCCACGATGTCCAGCATGACCATGTCGTTGCAGGGCATGTCCTTGGTCGACTTGTCCAGGTCCATGATGGGGTTCCAGATGCTCATCACGACTTGCCGTGTGTCTGGCTTGCGCTTGAGCATTTCACAGGCACGCTCAATCTGGTCAAAGCCGAAGGCGTTGCGCAGACGGTGTCCATACGCACCATGGAACACCACACCGTCGTCACTGAACTGGCTGATATTGTCCAGGAAGTACTTGGGTAGCTCAACCCGGTTACTACCAGACAGAATCCACAAGGACTCGATCAAGTGGAAGAACGGGTTAGCATCACGGATGGTATCGAACAGCACGCGCTGACGAGGCTGCGAGTACACCGTACTCACGGGGCCTGGAACCCGCATGGTAGTCAAGCCACGGGACTCGGATAGCACGCCACGTTCTTGCAGCAGGGTCAAGCCCAGAGGCAGGGCTTCGTTGACGTTGTTGACGCGCAGGATAGCGCCATATCGGTTGTCGTTCATGTTGTTGCCTTTCAGAGAAGATCATCTACGCTGGGTTCGGGGAGACCCAGCAGCTCCAGCGCCATGTTGTACGCCTGACGGTATTGTACCCGGTGTACTTCAAGACCTGCTCGTTCAAGACGTGTTGCCCAGCTACGCGCAGACGCCAGCTTGCGGTACAGATTCTTGGGGTCGTAGGGATTCGTGGTGCCCTTGGCTTTACGACGCTTCAGCACATTCAGGATACAGTCGGTTTCGGGTGTGTCCAGCAGTATGAACACAGCACGGTCAAAGTAGCTGGCGAACGTTGCGCACGTGTCCACGCCTGGAGTGACTAGACCTTCAGCGAACACGTTACGTACGAAGGCCACGTTCTCCTTGAGCACGTCGTGCAGAGCTGCGTAGGGCTGCATACCGTCCACGCCTCCACAAGCGGTGCCGTACTTGCCAGCCAGGACCACGCCAGCTCGCCCGGTGTGCGTCCATGTAGCCTTGGGGGTACCAATCAGCCTGGACACGCCTTGCGCACCACCAGCAGCAGCCAGCACAGCACGGGCGAGGGTGCTCTTACCACTCCCGTTGGTGCCATGCACGTAGACGAGCGTGGTCACAGGTGACTCGCTACTTCTACGAGCGTCGGCTCGTCCCAGATGCCACCAGCGTACAGGCCATCCAGCAGGACTTGTGCCGTGGGGGTTTCTGCAACCATGCCGCTCAAGCGCTTGTACGCCTTGGCACTACGGAAGCCGAACTTGTAATCACCGACCACGTGCTGCTTGAACACACAGCACACGGTCTCGGATTCCTGCAGAGCTAGCTTACGGGCGGTGAACGGATGGTCCAGCTTGCCGATGTGCTTGGTCACGATGGCCATGATAGACTCCAGCTCGAAGGTGTTCTCCATGTCACCGATCATGTCCGCACCCTGCTTCGGTACCTTCGGCATGTACTTCTCGCACCCGGTGAAGTCCACTGGCTTGTGGAACACCGTGTCTTGGATGTCGGCCAGCTTCCAGTAGAAGTAGTCGCCCATCTGCGCCATGTGGCTCATATTCTTGCGCACGCCCATGTACGACGAAGCGAAACATGCGTCCACCATAGCTTCGGGCTTGGGGTACAGCGACTGCCACTGCGCCATCGCCTTCAGCCCTGCCTGCCCACGGAAGTGCCGACGCTCTGAAGCACGCTTGGCATGCGGGTAGACGTAGCGCAGGAACTCGTAGAACTTAGCACCCTGGAAGTCGCTTGCACGCGCTGCCAGACCGGGGTTGTAGAAGGTACACCATGCGAGGATGTAACGGAGCTTCTTGGCTTCGTCCAGCTCAGCGCGTGCCAGCAGCATGTATCCGGGGTCAGCGTCCTCGAGCTTGAACATCTGGTTAGCGAACTTGCGCCAATCACCCGTGTGGTCTGTGGCTACCAAAGATTTTACATTCACGTCTATCTCCTGTTGTGATACCTACGGTATCGGTTGATGAAAAGCCTATGCCAACAATTCTTGAACTTCGCGGTATTCCTTGAGCATCTTGAAGACTGCCCGTTCGTCCGCGTGGCGCACCCGTTGTGTCTGCAGCATAACCTCGTCCACGGTATCTCGTGCGATTATATGCTTCACCATCACGTGGTCGCGCCCTGTACTGATCTGCCGTGCTGCCCCGATGCGCTCAATCACCTGAGCGTAGAACTCTCGTCCCCAGAGCATGCTATAGAACACGATCGTGTTGCCACCACCTTGGAGGTTCAGTCCATGGCCTGCACCTTGCGGATGGACGAACATCACGGGGTGCTTACCAGCGTTCCACTCGTCCTGCAGCTTGGCGAGCATCCGTTCGTTCTTGCAGTCTGCGATAGCTGGTGCCTTGGGGAACATGCTCTTCAGGCGTGCCAGATCAGGCTTGAACCAGTACGCCACCAGCACGTTCCCACCAACACCGTCGATGACCTCGTGCAGCGCTTCCATCTTGGCGTCATGCACTGCCTGCCACGTCTTGGCACCAGCTTCGTCTTCCAGGTAGATGAACCCGTTGGCTAGCTGCCAGCACTTGGACGACAAGCTGGCTGCGCTGAGGGCCTCGGTGCTGCCCATCTCCATCTCAAGGAACATCTCCTTCTCGAGCTGCTTGTACGTCTTCCGTGCTGCTGGTGGAAGGTCCACGTAGACCTCTTGCTTGATGGTGGGGGGCAGCTCCAGCCAGTCCTCGGCACGCATGGTGAGCACCAGTGGGCTGATGAGCTCGGTGATCTGCTGCTCAGCGGTCTGGTCAGGCGTGTACCCGAACTGTGTGCGTGACCCGTTCTCGCGCTCCTTGCCCGGTGTGAAGAACCTGCTACGGTAGCGCTCCACCTGAGCACCCAGACGCTGGCCTTCGTCCAGTATGAATATCTGCGACCACAAGTCCAGCAGACCCTTGGGTGCAGGCGTGCCAGTGAGAATCACACGACGGTCGAAGCGCTTGACTTGGTAGCGCAGTGACGAGAAACGCTTGCTCTTGGGCGTCTTGAACATGCTGGACTCGTCGATGACGAGCATGTCGTAGGGCCATCCGTACTTGCGAGCACGCCCACGCAACACGTTCAGCAGCCAACGGAAGTTGTCCACGTTGATCACGTGTATCTGTGCGCTGCTGTTGAGGGCCATCAGGCGCTGACGCTCGTTGCCTGTGAGCATCTTGAAGGTCAGGTGCTTCGTGTGCTGCCACTTCTTGGCCTCCTGACGCCATACGCCCTGAGCAGGCCTCAGCGGTGCCACCAGTAGGATGCGGTTCACCACACCAGCGTTCAGTAGGTCAACAGCAGCAGTGAGCGTGATGATAGTCTTGCCCAAGCCCATGTCCAGGAACAGGCCAGCACGACGGTGCTTCTTGACGAAGTCAACGCCCTTGCCTTGGTACTTCCGTAGGTCTTTACGTTGCAGCACGGTGACTCCCCAGGAGGTGACTGATAGCGGTGAACAGGCAGTTGGTTCGGAGCACCTTCTTCGGGGGTGCCAGACGGCATTCCACGCCTGGAGTCTGCACGTACACGTCGAAGAACCCGTCTTTTGCCTTGTGCTCAACGTACCCACGTTCACCAGCTTCCGGGATGTGCAGGCGTCGGCGCTTGTGTGGGGTCGTGTACCAGCGTGCGTTCACAGCAAGATACCAACGGTAGCACATGCCAGCGCGAATACAACAGCATAGGCCACCACGTCACGCCACGTCTCCTTCTGGTAGACCTCAAACCACGTTCCGTTTACCTTCACATACGCCTTGGATTTAAACACGATATTCCTCCAGTAGTTCATCAACTTGTGCCTTGGTGTAACACACCACGACGGTAAACCCCATTCTACGCAACTTCAGGTGCCAGCGTTCCTGAAGCGGTTCAAACTTGCCACCTACAGGCCTCTTCAACTCCACGAACAACACGATACCACCCGGTACCAGCAGCAGGCGGTCTGGGATGCCTCGCACCCCGAACGGGTTGAGCTTGATGCACAAGCCTCGCAGCACCTTCACGCCCTTGCGCAGGTGGTTCTCTACTGATGCTTCGCTGGTTAGTCTTTCTTGTACCGTTCGCATATAAACCCTTTCGCAGCCAGAGGCATGCCCTTGCTCCATGCTGGCACGTTGCAGACCAGCGCTTCCAGCTCCTTGATGTTGCTGGTGCCGACCTTGCGCAGTGTCAGCGCTTCATCGTGTACGGTGCCAATGACCGGGTATCCGTTGATCTCAGCGGACAACATACCTTCTTGCATCACGTCGAAGGCGATGCCCTGCACGATGTTCTCAATCAGCTTGCCCCCGTAGGTCTTCTCGCGTACGAACTGACCCTTGATCTCGGTGCGGAAGCTGATCTCGTAGGCAGGCTTACCCCAACGTTCTACAGGTATGGCACGAGCATACGGGTAACGGATACTCCGGCCGGAGGGCAGCTCGACGCATAGCCAATGGCTGCTCATGTAGAACTTGCACTTCAAACCCTCGTACACGGTGCCAGGATGCCTGATAGCGCCAGCCACAAGGTTCTCCACGGTCTTCCAGCTTGCAACGATGGATGGAACGCCCTTGCGGTACGTGGTCACAGCGCTCTTGGCGAACTCCTCCGTGATGATGACGCCAGCATTGGCACAGTAGTCAACGAACTTCACGCCACCTAGCTGATATCCACAACCCAACACCAGATTCTTGGCGATACGACGCTGCTCGTCAGATACCTCAGACACGTCCTTCAGCCGGAACAGGGTCACCGCCATAACCTTGTAGACGTCCAGACCCTTGCGATATGCTGCCAGGATAGTCTCTTCACCTGCTACCCATGCCAGGATACGTGCCTCGATAGCCGTGTAGTCGACAACAGCCAGCTCGTATCCGGCCGGAGCACGGATAAAGCCTCGCATGCACTGGCTGATGACGTCAATGGGCTTGTCGTACAGCAGCGTGAACAGTTCAGCGTCTTCGTACTCCAGCAGGGCGAACACGAGGTCGCGCTGATGGTCCTTGAGCATGCCCCGGATGAAGTTGTGCGGCTGCACCAGTCGGCCAGCGTAGCGACCCGTGTGAGCACCGTGGTAGAGGAAGCCCCCTTGTACAACCCAGTCGTCAGGGTCAGCACAGGCCATCATGCTGACCAGCTTCTTGGTGCTGGCCTTACCCGCCTCAACACGGAGCTCCAGCAGAGCACGGGTGCCAGCGTCCAGCTTGGAGTCCTTCAGTGCTTCCTCGATGGTGTTCTTCTGCATGTTCGCAATGTCAAGCCCACGCTCTGCGAACATCTCAATCATCTTGGCTACTTGGGTAGCCTTCAGGCCACCAGTCAACGCGCTGACACGCCTTCCAATGTCTTCTTCCAGCGACTTCACCACCTTCAGCGCCTTGCGCACCAGCGGTATGTCAATCGGAAGACCGCGGTCGTTCATAGCCATGTCCAGCAGGAACATGCGACGTTGACGAGGTATCAGGTCTGGCAGGGCTTCGTCTAGCGCTACCTCACCGCGAACGTCTTGCTGACAGTACTCGATGAACCGTTGGAACCGTGCATCCTGCTCTGGAAATATCCGTGTGCGTGCATCAGCCTTCGTGGGCTTGCGCAGCTTGCAGAACACGTTGATCAGCTTGCTGCCCTCCAGGTCTTTCTCTACCGTTAGGCCAGCAGCCTTCAGCGCCTTCTCCAAGCTAC